CTAACTGTTGTGGGACTTGGTAATCGCGCCAGTCAAGAGATTGGTTTAGTTTATTATTCATACTCTGGCTGAAATTGGTAATGGCACGAGCTGCGTAAGTGAATGAGTCAGTGATAAGGATAGTTTTATCACTCAAAGAACTCTCCCATTTCTCGATTTGTTTCACAGCAGTTTGCCATGCTACGGCAGATGTGATACCCATCTTCTTTACATTCTTACCACCCTCACGTGCAGTGATAATAGTGGATGGTTCAATACAGGCAGCTATATCATTGTTCTCCATAAGTGCAATGTCATGTTGACTTTGGGAGATCTTTTTGTCGTGGAGTAAACGAGCTAGGGTAGAGCGTACAACTTCTTCTGCCTTACCATCGAAGTCAAGCCAGCGAAGTTCATAACCTGGGTTGCCGTGGAAATCAGGGATAGATAAGGGTACAAGGGCTGAAGATTTGCCTTCGCCGGAGTACCCCATAAAGAGCATCTTAATAAAAGCCTGAGTTGGTTCAGTAGTGAGTTTGGGCATGTGGATTCTCCATAAAGTTATAATTATTCACGAAAGTCATTATAAATTTCAACAGAAATTGATTTATTAAATTTGTTATAAGAAAGTACAATCTCGTTGGTAATATCTTCTTTAGTAAGTTTAATTAGAAAAAGTTCTATATCTGGTATATCTAAATACCACTTACCCTCTTTTCGATAAGAACCAGGATACGGTGGATCAAGCTCTAAGTCTGGCTCTATTCCAGTTTGTTTAATAGGATAAATGGGCATGTAAATCTCCGTTATTATTTGGGTTAATTTATCGTAGCGGGTTGGGAGTGTAACACATTTATGGCATATTGTCAACCGATCTGTGAAAATATTTGGGGAGTCATGTTATGAAACACCTTGGTTAAAATCAATAGCCATTTGTTTTGCATCAGCCATTGTTCTAGCTGTCCATTCTCCGCGACCAAGGGGAGTAACATAATGTCTACAACCCCCTATTGTGTCGTGTAATTTTTCATTCGGAAGGAGTTTCTTATCAGTAACATAGTCCCATTGAATATCAAAATATTCATCTTTACCTTCAGTGACAATTCCATTAGAAACTACATTTAGATGAGTTGGCTCTGTCCAGAAATCAATAGCTGCCTGCTCACGTTCCTCAGCATTAGACCCGATGTAATGACAGTCACCTTTCTTACAAGTTGAGCCAATTTCAAATCCATATATAGCTCTATGACTCCAGCCGTACCATTTATTATCTTTCGGACTAAAGCCTACACCATGAGTTAATTCTTTAGTAATTTCTCGCTTGGCTAAGAATTTAATATTCTTTTCCATACCTACATGGGTTATATAACTGTCATCAAAGTTACTATACCAAACATCTGATAGTGGTTCACCTTCTATACCGTGATCCCACTTACCTTTATAAGCAACTTGTTTTAAATATGTATCTGTTCTCATGTTATTTTTCCTTATCGGCTTTGTAATGGATCCCAGGTGCGTTGGATGTAATGCCCTTTAAGATAAGCTTCACGTCTTGCGGGAGGCTTATTACAGATATCTCTGAAATGACAGCCACCATACTTGCTGCATGATTCTTCGTTCATAGGGAAGACTCCTGTTTTACAGGACTCCATACCTTGAGATATCCAATACTGTAGGCCTTCGATATATTCATCAATCTCTTCTGGTGAGAAAGGAATAACATGACGATTATAGCGGTTAAAGTTCACGCCGACCTGGATACCGTCAAGAAGTATGCCATCAGTTGAGGCAAGTTCTTGGGTTTCGGCTGCAATTAAGTGAGCCGCTATGACGTATATAGGGAATTGGGTTATGGGCTTGAAGTTATTAAAGAATTTTTGATCAAGCTGGTACTTGGATGTTTTATAGTCAGCGGCAAGGACACGACCTGACCATTTAACAAAGCGGTCAATATGGCCGCAGAGAAATATTTCGATGTTGTTCCATTCGAACAACGGGAGGGTAAAAGAATATTCAACGGCTGCTTTGCCGTTAGAAAGTATTACTGTTTTAGCTGGGTCATCCCAGAACTGGTCTAAATACCAGACAGTAGCACGAATAAGTTGTTCTTTACGCCGAGCTGTATCACCGGCGGGGAGTTTCTCACCCATGAGACCAGCGAGTTTGACGCAGTTAAGGAGTGCGACTTCTTTATCAATGCCAGCAGCTAGAAGCTGATGCCAGGTTTGAAAAAGTATATGGATTGCGATTCCGAAAGCAAGTGCGGGTGGCATGAGTTTATGTTGATAGCCCTTAACGATTTCGTAATAATACTTTCGTGGGCAAGACTTATATGTACCGATTGAAGTACTGTCCCAAGCAAACTGAACACCATCTTGAAAAGAGCTGTTTTCGTTATTATGCTCATGGCGGGAAAGTGGAATGAGAGGGAAAGAACTGGTAGTAGGATCAGCTTCAATTATAATATCTTCAATCGCGTTGTAGTGGAGAATGGAAGTCATAACTTCAGCCCTGATAAGTTCAACTTCTTCCCACCTTTACGAACAGCTATACTTGCTTCTACTTTTTTACCGTCTACCCCTACTTGTTTACTAGTTACACGTTTTTTAGACCCAATGTTTTGTTCCCTATTCCATAACTCACGTTGAGCACGTAAGGCAGTAACAATAGCGAGGCGATCTTTAGGTGCCCAGTCATTAGCCGCTGTGGAGAGCAGGTCGTTTAATGTTTGTGTGTATTCAGGTATTTCGGGCATGAGAGTTTTACTCCCTTCCTTTAACACTGTCGAACATTCTTAATACTGCGTTTTCCGCTTCAAGCAAGTCTTGTGAAGAAGCTGTTCGCCCAGCTTTCATTTGATCGTAACAGTAATTACCATAGTGCATAAGAACCTGACGGATCGCATCACTACCACAAATTCCAGAAGGAGACAAACGAAAGAATTCTAAGATATGATTATAAGACGGAATATGTACACGAACTGTACGGGGTGCTACATCTATAAGAGATTTGCGAGCCATGATATTATTACTCCGGTGAAGTAAAAAGAGATGGGACAGGGAGTTCAAACCATTCACCAAAGTTTTTTCCAGGTACAAGTATGCGACCATTAGAAGTAAGGCAAGCGAGTGAAGTATGATTAAACGATATAATTTGAGTAACAGTTTCACCCTCGTTAAACATGTTTACTGGTTTTAAAGTTGATTCTGACATAATATAAGACCTATTAATAAAGAAAAAGAAGGGGAAGGCAATACACCTACCCCTTTTTATCGTAAACTTGGAACTTAGTCGCCTAAAACAATGTCAGCCAGTTTAGCTTCTGTGGATTGCTCTGCAGCACGAATGCGTTCTTCTTCTGCATTTGCCTCATCAATGAGAGATTGACGAAGATCAATAAAAGCTTCCTTCTCACCCCAGGGGCCTTCACCTTCCATTAACTGCGTTACTTCGCCTTCGAAGGTTTCAGAGTCAATTTGGTTAGCCGTAGGATCAGAACCACGTTTTGCTACAGTAACCGGAGCGGCGATATCCTGATAACCCTTTTGCTTGATCAACTTACGGATGAAGTTACCAGACAGACGGAACATGATCTTGTCGAACATGGAGCCGAAAGCAGTACCAGAACGAATACCAGTAAAGTCGTAACCGTCATACAATGCATCCATATCGGCCTGGGTAGGCAGAGTAGCACCGTCTTTGGCAGCTTTCTTTACGCGGCTCGCCATATTGTTACCCAGGTTCTCGGCCAGAACTTGGTTCATCTGGTTAACGAGGCCAGCAGCATTGGCACCAACTTCTTCGGCAGCGGTGGCGAGAGTTTCAATCGTGAAAGGCTGTGCAATGAGAAATGAAAAATTCGGTAAATCAGCGTCATCGTATAAAGACTCCTGAATTACGCGCTTACGAGTAGGGGTATTTTTAGTGCGAAGCATGTGAGATTTCCTCAGTTGAGTTAAAAAGAACCCGCCCATAATTGACCGGATTAAAAATGATGGTAACATATTGACAATTGATTGTCAATACACTACCGTACATATTCAATATTATTTCCACTTTGGCGGATTTTGCATTGGATGCCTAGCCTTTGCCACATCCTTATCTTTCGGTGCGTTAAGCCGCCCTGCTGGTTTCCTGTCTATATCAACAACAAGAATCTCTTCAGGGGTGACTGTACCGTACATAGCGGTTGATGGTTCACCTTCGACAATGTAGACAGCATTCATAATATCTGGATACTTCTTTTGTGCTCGGGCTAATCGTTGTCTTGCACGATTGTAGTGGACGTTTTCTAGCTCGACAGGTTGATGGTGAGCTGCACATTGGATCAGTTGCCACATTAGATTGATTAGTGGTTCGGATAGGTTCGTGGCTAGAAGACCCTGGTCATGCGGTTCGACCCATAGACAGGAATAAGAACCGAGGCCATAAAGGGCATGGCTTGGCTCATACATTACAATGGATTCAATAGCTGAATCGTATCGTACACCCTGAATCATACGGGTTAGGTAATCAGCACGTTTAACAGTGCAACGATGGAGAACACCTTTACCTGGTGGGAGGTCAAGTGCCTTGTCTAAGATTGGATAGATTTCGGCTTCTTGCTGTATTGTTAATGGCATTAAGATACCTCCTTGTCTTTTAGTTCTATCTCTTCCTTAAGAGCTATCCAACGAATAGATACAGGCACAAGTTCTTCGACTAACACTTTGTACATAGGGCCTAAGTCGAGCTTGTACCTACTAAGTAATTCATTAATGATTTCATTAGGGGTTAGATGAACTCGGGCTTTTAGATGAGTTTTGACTTCCTTATACTTGTCAGAACCTTCTATAACACGCTTAACAGTACTATTGACTATAATAGGAATAGCGTTGTCATAATCAATTAATGCTTTTTTGCGTTCTTCCTCCGTGGTAACAGGTATTGCAGTAGAAGGAAACTCATTGTAGAATTTAGCAGTAACACTTTCTGTAATTTGCGCGTTTCTCTTCCCAACACTACCTATATAACCAGAGCTAGAATGAGCACCGCCAGTGTAGATGCTTTTAACAGCTTCATGTAATGCGGTTGTATCATCGTCTTTAATAGATAACCACATTTTAGACGCTAACCACTGGATATTAAAGCTGTCGATTAGTCCCCTGTCTCGCCCAAGTGTGACATGTTCAGAGTCAAAATCGAAACCATGCTCTAAGTCTAATTCAGGTGTACTAACGTATAGACCACCGGCAAAGATTTTACCTTTGAATCGTTCTTCTGTTAGAATCGTACCGTAGTCGGTTTTAAAGCCAATAACCTTGTCACGGTGAATGATTAATCGATTTTTAACTTTGAGTGCCATAGATTTTGTAGTTCCACCGATAGCGAACGTGACTGCTTTACTGGTTGTATCATTTGAATAGACTTTTATGGTCAGAAGCTCAGTATCAAGTTCCTCATCATATTCAAAGCAAGGAATCCATATTTCATCTTGATTATAAACTTTAACATCTAAACCCAGCCGGACAAGAACGAGGAGAGCTAGCTTGTAGCCTTCTCCGAATTGACCACGAACTGTATTATCGTCGGTTTTATCAGATACGCCCAGGACTAGAGAGCTAAGCTTTAGCTTATAATTAGATGATGTTATTAACAGTTTCTTTGTTGGGCGATGAAAGCGAACAGAAATTGTTTCACCTGTTTTATCCTTGTGGTCTAATGCATTTTG